TTCAACCTTCATGGAGCAAAAAGTTCACGCAAACAGTAAGAATTAATGATCATATATTTTATCGATGGGAGAATGAATAATGGATTTTAAAAATAAAAAAGTATTAAAAATTAAAAAAGAAGAAACGTATGAATGGTTTAAAAAATTACACTATGCAAAAAGATTGCCTATTACTTCTCATGCTTTTGGTTTATACAATGACAATGATTTAATTGGTGTTGTATCATATGGTTTTCCAACTGGAAGAACAGTATTAGAAGCAATGACATCTAAAGAATATGAGCATCCTATTTTAGAATTAAATAGATTGTGTTTATTAAAAAATAAAAAAAATTATGCATCTTTTCTTATTGGTAGAAGTTTAAAATTACTTCCTAAACCAAATATTATTATTTCATATGCTGACACAGCTATGAACCATAATGGTTATATTTATCAAGCTACAAATTTTATGTACTGTGGTCTTTCAGAAAAAAGAACTGATTGGGTTTTAAAAGAAGGAAATAAGCACAGTAGAGGATTATCAGCACAATTTTCATATGAAGAAATGAAAGCAGATACTGAAAATTTTAAATTTGTAGATAGGTCAAGAAAACATAGATATATATTTTTTTTAGGTAATAAAACAGAAAAAAAAGGTTTTTTAAAAAATCTTAAATATTCAATACAAAGCTATCCAAAGAATGAAAATAAAAATTATGAGGTAGTGAATAACATTAATACACAAATGCTTTTATTTTAAATTACAGATGGGAGATAGAATAATGTCTAATTATGAAAAAATTGCTTATAGATTTAATAAAATTAGAAAACGTAAACATATGTGTAGACTGTAATAATGATCCTGAATGCATATATAGCGATGATTATGACCCCACAGACGAGGATTTGTCTTATGACTAAATTTGACACAGAATTTATCCAAGAAGTAAAACAATACTATCAACAAAATAAAAAAACAAAACAATATAATTGGGATAAGGTTTTCACTGCTGCTGATGTTGCTGAGAAGTATAATTTAACCATTGGACAAGCGAAACGTATTTTATATAGTAAATACAAATCTAAGAAAAAATAAACTATTTTATAAGTCACTGTTTTTAAAAGGATCTTTATTAACTTTGTACCTTTACTTTTATAGGAAAATAAGATATACATCTTTAGTATTAACTGAGAAAGGAATATTATTATGAACATCGAGACAAGCAAATGGATTGAAGATGAAAAGATCCGAAGATTTCCAAACAGCAAATTTGCTAGAGAAGCAAGAGCTTGGAAAACAACTTTGATTGAAATGAATGAATTTAAAAAAGAAAATCCATTAGATTGTGAATATTAAAAAGGAGAGTAACCAATGAGTAATATAGATACAGCAAAAAAAGAATGGGAAACTAAAGATTTTACTAAAAATGATTTATTCGAAGCTTGTTATAAAACTCTCAGATGGGGAAGCGATGAAAGAGCTAGTGAGCAAGAAAGAATAGAGTTTGCAGAGTACTTTAACGAACTTGTTAATGATTTAAATTCAGATAAGAAAGGGGAGTAATTATGAATAGAAAAAGCAATAAAAGATATGAAGCAATTAAAACTCCTAAATTTCGTGTAGATAATATGGTATTATCTAGAGCACCTGACTCTGGTGCAAATGCTGGTGCTATTTATGTTAAGGTTGATGGCGAATATGCTGGTAAAGTTACTGGTGGTTATTTTGTGCCATTTAGAGCACCAGAAGGAACTCTTAAAAAGTTGCAAGAAGTTTCTAAAGATCCTCTTGGTTCTGCTGTTTCTTATGGTCAGAAAACTGGGAATTGTTCATGTTGTGGGAGGGAGTTAACTCAACAAATAAGTATCGATAAAGGCATTGGTCCAATATGTGCAGAAAGATGGGGACTTTAATGTTAATTGAAAAAGCAGAATTTGGTAAATACTGCTTGGCAAAAGTTAAACTGGATAGCACATCAATACAGAAGCTATCCAGTTTGCCAGGATTTAAAAAGTGGATTGGTCGTGACTTAATGTTTGACCCAACTGGTGCTAATTTGAACAGAATACAAAAGTATTGGCCAGAAGCAGTTTGGGCAGACGATGCAAAACCTATTTTAGAAAAATATGTTGAATCTTTAATTGAAGCTGAGAAAACTCTCTCAATGAAAGTTGATGTTTTGCCAGCAAATGATGATTTTAAATTTAAGACAAAACCTTTTGATCATCAGAGAAAAGCATTTTACATGTCTCGTGAAAAAGAGTCTTTTGGATTATTAATGGAGCAAGGAACTGGGAAATCTAAAGTTATAATTGATAATGCTGCCTATTTGTATGCAAATGATAAAATCAATGCTTTGGTTGTTATTGCACCGAATGGTGTTCACAGAAACTGGTTGAGCAAGGAACTTCCTGTTCATATGCCTGATTGGTGTCCATATGAAGCCATCTACTATAGGTCTGGGCAAAATTACATAAAAAGCCACAGGGATAAATTTAATGCTGTTATAGGTGCTGAAAACTGCCTTAAAGTGTTTTCTTTTAATGTTGAAGCATTTGTAAGTAATATTGCTATATTTTATATGATGAAAATTTTAACTTGCCACAATGTAATGCTTGTTGTTGATGAAAGCTCTAGGATAAAACGTCCAGGAGCAAAGCGAACAAAAATAATTACAAAATTTTCTAAAAATGCCAAGTATCGCAGAATATTAACAGGGACACCAGTAACAAAAGGACCAGAGGATGTTTATAGTCAGTTCAAATTTTTAGATCCTAATATTCTTGGATATGATAGTTTTTATTCATTCAAAGCTCGTTATTGCATAATGGGTGGTTTTGAGAATAGAGAAGTTGTATCTTATCAAAACATAGATGAGTTAACAAAGAATATTGAAGGTCACAGCTTTAGAGTTCTTAAAAAAGATTGTTTAGATTTACCTGATAAAATTTACCAAAGATATTATGTTGATCTTTCACCAGAGCAATTAAAACTTTACAAGTCTATGAAAAAAGAATTTGTTGCAGAACTTGAAGGTGAAACTCTGGCAGCACCTGAAGCCATTACAAGATTTTTAAGACTTCAGCAGATAACTTGTAATTGGTTTCCAACTGAAAATGGTGTTGAAATGATCAATAGTGTTAATCCTCGTTTAACAGCTTTAATGAACATTTTGGGTGAAATACAGTCAAAAGTTATCATATGGGCAAGATTTAAAGCCGATTTAAAAGCCATAGAAGGTGCTTTAGGTGACTTAGCTGTTAGTTACCATGGGGAAGTTTCAACAGACGACAGAGAGATTGCAGTTGATAGATTTCAAAATGATCCTAAAATAAGATACTTTATTGGACAACCTCAGTCTGGTGGAATTGGTTTAACATTAACAGCTGCAGATTATGCTATTTATTATTCAAATAGTTTTGATCTTGAAACAAGATTACAATCTGAAGATCGTTGCCATAGAATAGGAACTACAAAAAATGTAACTTATATAGACATCGAAGCGAAGGGAACAATAGACTCAAAAATAATTACAGCACTAAGAAATAAAAAGAACCTTGCTGATGCGATAACAAAAGACCCAAGATCAATGTTTCTTGAGGAAGGTAAAAAAGATGAGTGAAAGAAATTTTTGGCATTTGTTAAGAAAGTCTTTGCATTTAAAAATGTATAGGGTTGAAAACAAAGTTATGAAAGGAATGCCAGACATTCATTATATAAACAGAGAAGGTGAGTCTGGCTGGATAGAATTAAAGTATATGCCTAATTGGCCAGAGAAGCGAGTTTCAACAGGATTATCTTTAAATCAAGCTCTTTGGCTTGAAGATTATAGAAAATATGAAGGTCAATGTTGGATTTTAATTCGTGTGAGCAGGGATTTTATAGGACTAATAGATGGTAATAATTCTAGGAAAATTTACAATCGTGTTTCGAAAGGTGAATTTACTAAACTTTTGCATTGGTATAAAAAAGGAAATATGACAAAAGAAGATTGGATAGATCTCTCTGTGATTTTAGCCAAATAAAACACAGACAACAATAAAACCTATAATGGCTAAAACTAAAATTAAGACATTGAAAATGATATGATCCATACCCATCTCTTTGCCAAAAACAATTAACTTGGTTGTTCGTACAATACATATATAAGCCAGACAACTCCTATTCCTATAATGGTAGCACCCACTACAATAGACCCAACTTGGATTAAATTTCTTCGCATTTCTGCTTGGGCATATAAAGTTTCTTGACGTTGTTTTCTAATTTTGGCTTGCATTTTAAGCAAATCTGACCATGCGTTAGGGCCATGAGTTAAATTAATCCATGATCTTAACTCATCTTCCATACTTTCAGCCTTCTTCTTTGCTGCGAATGCATCCATTGCTTCCTGTTCAACAGAAGAACCTGCAAATAATTTTTTAAAAATCGGTGGATTGTTTGCCATATTAACTGAATGATTAACGTCTGAACACGCACCCATCCAGCGACCAATATCAGAGTACATCGACTCAACGTCTTTCCCAGCTTGAAATCCTTTTTTTATTAAATTGAAAGCTGTGGTGGCTGCTGCTATTGCTGTTAATGGGTCCATTATTTCACTTCACCTAGCAGAACTCAATACCTTTGCTTTTGTTGATTTAGACATTTCATTGATAATATTTTTTATCTCTTCTGGCAGAACAGGTTGTATCGATCCTGATGTGTCAATAGGAGATCCAACAGACTCTCTGTATTGCTTATATGCACCAACTGAAATAGGATTTCCTAAACCAACATCCATGCCACCACTTTCAACAAATTGAGGATAACTTAAAACTTCCCCTGCAAATGCAGGAGATATTATTGATAAATCTGATGCAGCTTTTTCTGCTGTAAAGGCACTAGCAGTTGTTGCTCCTGCTGTGTCCAAGTCAAGCAACTGACCAACTCTTTTACCTAATATAGAAAGAGCATCTTGATCGGTTAATGCTCTCTTTATAAGATCAGCATCTTCAGAAACTAATATTCTTGCTGCTTGTTCAAGTTGTGCTTGAGATATATTGTCAACTTTTGAACCGAGCATTTTTTTTGCCATCCTAGTGAAAGCAAAAATATTTAAAGGATTCAATGCAAATTCAACAACATCAACTGCTGCATCTGCACCAACTCTTTTTATGTCTTGTTGAGCCATAGCTGTAATTGCTGGACCACCAAGAGCTGAAACTGCTCCTTTTGTTCTTTGAGTTGTTGCTGCCATTTCTAATTTTTTTAAAGCATCCTCAAACATTCCTTCAGGATAAATTTTCTCTAATATATCTCTTTCTTTTCTATCTAATTTACTTAATGCTGACATAAAACTTTTAGAAGAGCTTAAACCAAATCTAGATTTAAGGTTGGCTGCAACTCCTGCTCTAAAAGCATCGATTGCCATAGAATCTCCTTTATTTAAAAGATCCATAAACTCTATGTCTAAATCTTCAAAACTTTTTCCAATTGCTGTTTTTCCAGCATCAAATGAATCTTTTGATAATTTAATGCTGGCATATTTTGCTCTTGTTGCTGCCAATTCTGGTGACACTTCGTCAAGGACACTCCTAATTGATTTTTCTATTTTATTCAATGCATCTCCAAGATTGCCTTTCGGTTTGGCACCACTAAATGCAGAGTTTACTTCATCAGCAATTGCTCGTCTTATAATCTCACCATCTTCAAGAGTTACATCTCTCAACAATTCTAATTTGCCTTTTGTTACTTTAAAAAGGTCAGGTTCATTACTTGCTTTTAAAAGTTTATTTATATTTTTTTGTAAAAATTTTTGATTTGTTAGAATTTGTTCTGATATTAAATTTAATGCATTAGATTGTAGAGCTTTCCCTTGTTCAAATACTGCATCATATGCAGCTGATTCAATTGCTTGCAATTCTTTTAAACTTTTACTCAATGCTAATGTTATATTTTCTCCAGCTCTTTCTGGTGCAAGTTCGCTTAAAAGTTGAGTTTTTGCTCCTGAAAATGCTTTATCTGCTCTTTCATCTGCTGTCTGTTTTATTATTGATCCTGCTCTTCCACCTTTTGATCCTATTGCTCTGAGACTTCTTAAAGTGCTTTCACTCATGTCTCCAATTACTTCACCAGCATTAACTCTATTTATTATTTCTTCAAGATTGAGACCTGACTCTTGAATAACTCTTAAAACTTCATCTTCTGCTGCTTTTCCCAACTTACCACTTAATTGCCTTCTTATAAAGTCTGCTGGTTTTTTAAGTAATTTACCTCCTAATTGAACTGCTTTTGCTCCTACTGGACCAGCAACACCACCAACACCAGCACCAATTCCTGCACCTTTTAATCTGTCAAGACCACCTTTACCAGAACCTGCTCCTGCTAATGCACCACCTGCAGCACCAAGTAATGCTGCTCTTCCGAGAGTTGGTACTAAACTACCACCACCAGTAAATGGTGCAGCTGCAATTCCTGGGAGAAAAGCACCACCAATCTCATACTTTAAACTTCCTGGTTTTTCCTGTGCAGCTTTTAATTTAGATCTTTCGTCTTCTAATGCTTCACTATAAGTCTCTGGACCAATAGCTCTAATCGCAGCAACAGCTTCATCTGAAAAATTAAGTAATGCACCTTGTGCAACAAGACGAACTTTTTGTGAAATTGTAAGACCTGTGTCAGAATCTACTTCTCCTTCTGGAAGAGTTGTAATATTAAGTTCCTTACGAATTTGTTCTAATAATTCTTCTTTTTCTTCTTCAGATTTTTTTTCTTCAGACACTTAGTTTTCCTTTAATTTTTTTATTTGATCTCTTATAATTTCTAACATTTCAATTGTATATATTGTTTTAGCATTAGGATTTGCTAGCATTTCTGTCAACTCATCAATATCCATTGTCTCAACTGATTGTTTAAAATATATTGTTTGACCAAGTTGAGTTCTTTTCAACAACTCATTTGCATAACCTTGAGGATTTAATATATCAAAAATTTTCCCTTCTTCATCTGTAAATGTCATAAATTTCCTTGCTCCTGGATACATAACATCAAATGCACCTTGAGAACTATTTATCATGCCACTCACAGTTTGCTGTCGTAATGCTCTTTTATTTGCTATTGTTGTTGCACCATCTCCAACTTGTGGAAAATAATCTCTTAATGCATTTGAGTATTCAGTTGGTCCAATTGCTGCACCAGATTCATCACGCAATTGAGCAGCAACCCATGCTTGTGCAGCATTATGATATTGCCTTGCGAGGGTATTTGCACCAATAGTTCCTAGACCAAGTTTGGCTCTCAATGCGTATCCTGCAACATCATCAATAGTTGGAACATATCCTTGAGCCATAACATTCAAAATAATTCCCTCTGTGTAAAGCATTTTACTTCCAAATGTGGCAGACTTTGTTTGATTTTCCTTGAAATCAACAG